CGTAATAACCCAAGCAAATACAATTCAAACAAAGGTGGGTTCTGGTAACTATTTATCTACTACAGTCTTTACTAAATAAAAATATATAAATCATATTTATAGGTATGAAGGTATCACAACTAAAGCAATTAATCAAAGAAGCTGTAAAAGAGGCTATCAAAGAAGAGTTGGGAACTGCACAGCAAGAAGTAGCTCCAGCTGCTCAAACAGTGCAAGAAACAGCAACTCCTAAAGATGTAACTCCATTACAAGAGATGTTAAATGAGACTCGTAGAAACATGTCTCCAGATCAGTATAAACAAGTAATGGGATTTGACAGCACCTCAGCTAGAGGCTTCACAGGTCAGACTCCAAACATGGGTCAACAACCAGGATTAGATCTATCTCAGTTAGACTTTGCAAAGAAAGCAGGTGCTATTTACAGCAGATCAAACGAATTAGATAAAGCTAAGAATGGCCTATAGGATAAATAAAATAAACCCAATTGATCTTCAAGCAAGAAGAGCTGTAGGTATTAACCTACCTTTTTCTGCTAATGGAGTATTTTCCTCTAATTACCAAACAAAAGATGCAGTTAAGAATAATTTGATTAACTACATGTTGACAGGTAGAGGAGAGAGGTTTATGAATCCTACATTCGGTTCTGGCTTAAGAAACTTTTTATTTGATCAAGTAGATACTCAAAAACTAGATACTCTCTCTAGCACAATAGCTCAAGAGGTCTCTATGATGTTTCCAAAGGTAGTAGTAACGCATCTAAACATAAACCCAGATGTAGATCGTAATACTATCGAACTAGTTATGTCTTATCAAATTAAGTACACGAATATCGCTGATACCATCAGTATAAATTTCATCTAAGATGGCAGAAGAAAGAGACATAAAATATTCCAATAAAGATTTTGCTAATCTAAGGCAACAGTTAATCTCTTTTTCAAAGAGTTACTTTCCAGATAGTTATAACGACTTCTCTCCAACATCTCCTGGTATGCTCTTCATGGAGCAAGCAGCTTATGTAGGGGATTTGATGTCCTTCTATCAAGATATTCAACTTCAAGAAACTTTCTTAGAGTATGCTCAAGAAAAGGAAAATTTATATAACCTAGCATACTTAATGGGCTACAGACCTAAGACTGTATCTCCAGCAACAGTAGAGTTGGAAGTATTTCAGAGAGTACCAGCAAAACTAAACAATGGCCAATACGAACCTGATATGGACTATGCTATGGTCATTGATAGTAATTTTGTAGTAAACACAAACACTGCTGCAGGTACAGCCTTCTACACAAATGCTGTAGTTGACTTTAGTGTTAACAATATCAACTCTCCACTAGAAACGACAATATACTCTACGACAGGAAACGTAATCAACGAATTTCTACTAAAGAAAGTGGTAAAAGGTTATGCTGGAGAGTTAAAATCAAAAACATTTACAGTAGGTAGTGCAGAGAAGTATTTAACATTAACACTTGCAAAAGAGAGTGGTCAAATAGCAGGTATTGTAGAGGTTACTGATTCAAACACAAACACTTGGTATGAAGTTCCTTATCTAGGACAGGATACAATCTTTGTAGATCGTTCAAATACCGGATTAGATGCTAACGATGTTCCTTATGTTTTAGAACTCAAAGAAACTCCAAGAAGATTTATCACCAGATACAATACTACTGGAAACATGCAAATCCAGTTTGGTAGTGGTACTACTTCGATGAACAACTCAACATTTGTACCAGATCCAGCTAAGATTGCTGATTCTAATTATGGTGGTATTTCTAGTATAGATGTAGCATATGATCCTACTAATTTACTATTCTCTGATGGATATGGTTTAGCACCTTCCAATACTACTTTGACTGTTAAGTATATAGAAACAAACGGAGTGGTAGGTAATGTTCCAAGTAACACTATCACAGAGATTCAAACAGCTACTAAAACTTTTGTAGGAAGCTCAATAAACAATCAATCGTATTGGGAGAATACGTTATCCGTTAATAACCCAAAAGCAGCTCAAGGTGGAAAGGATGGAGATACTCCAGAGGAGATTCGTCAAAATGCAATAGCAGCGTTCTCCGCACAACGCAGAGCTGTAACTAGAGCTGACTATTCTGTAAGAGCCTTAACTCTTCCTCCAAAGTACGGAAGTATTGCAAAAGCTTATGCAGCTCAAGAGCAGTTGAGATCTCTGCAAGATACTACTGATCAGATTATAGACAGTAACCCACTGGCAGTCTCTTTGTATGTACTAGCTTATGATAATGATGGTAGATTGGTATCAGCCAACTCTACTTTGAAAGAGAATATAAAAACATATGTAAGTGAATATAAAATGCTTACAGATGCAATTAATATCAGAGATGCATTTATCGTAAACATTGGTGTAGAGTATGAAGTGGTAGTTTTACCTGAGTACAATGCAAGAGAGGTTTTAAGAAGAGTACAAGAAGTTGTACAAGATTTCTTTGACATATCTCGTTGGACAATTAACCAACCAATTGAGTTGTCTAAGCTATACACAGCTATCGATAGGGTTAAAGGTGTTCAATCAGCAGAAAATATTAAGATTACTAATAAGGTAGGAGGATCTTATTCTGATGTCGAATACGATGTTAATGCTGCTCAAAGAAGGAGTATTGTATATCCAAGTTATGATCCAATGATCTTTGAAGTTAAGTTCCCAGAAAGGGATATTGTAGGACGTATAACAACGATTTAAGATGGCAGTATTTAGATTATTTCCAAGTAAAGATGCAACTCTATATACTAAGCAGGTAGATATGAATACCGGTAGAGATGCTATGCTCGAGATTGGCTCAAACAAACTTGGTGAAGCTATGAGAGCAGTTATTGCTTTTGACGATACTGAGATTGCTTCTACAATAGATGATACAATTGGATCTACAAACTTTACAGCCAGCTTAACCTTGTATGTAGCCAATGCAGAGAACATTGGAGATAATACCTCCGTACAAGTGCACCCTTTAGCTCAAGGTTGGGTTGAAGGTGTTGGACATTACTTAGATGCTCCATACAACGCTATAGGAGTATCATGGAAGTATAGAGATGGATCTGTTTTATGGGATACAACAACATACACAGACCTACATCCAGGAGGAGACCAATTGGGTGGTGGTGTTTGGACTAACGAAGTAAATGGAGTAATTCTTAGTAGCTCTTACGATCACGTATATAAAGGTAGTCTAGATGTGGTAGCAAACGTAACCAACTTTGTAAGTGCTTCTTATAATGGAGATATCACAAACAATGGTCTACTTTTAAAACTAAACGTAGACGAGTTTAGTACTGGATCTTTGAGCTACATGCAGTGTTTCTCAGGAGACACAAACACAGTGTATTATCCACACTTAGAATTCCAGTGGGACGATTCAAACTACTCTACCGATCTAGATGCAGTAACAGAAACCTCTCCTGTAGATATTATCATTAAAGATGTTAGAGAGAGCTATGCCGATACTGGTAAGGTTAGATTTAGACTACATGCTCGTCCTAAATATCCATCAAAGGTGTTTAGAACAACAAACACATACCTAACAAACTACAGATTACCAGAAGCTACTTATTGGGGTATAAAAGATGAAGCAACAGGTGAGATGGTTATAGACTTCAACACCTTCGCTACAAAGGTTAGTGCAGATTCAACATCAAGTTACTTTGATGTCCATATGGATAATCTTTTTGTAGAACGATTCTACAGAGTTGTAGTAAAAACAACTTTAGATGGAACAACTCACATTGTTGAGAGTGACAAACCATTTAAACTAGAGGCAAATGGCTAAGCAGATTGCAGGACCAAATTTAAACATGATCAAATCAGGGATAAGCTCTAATTTATCTACTACTGATTTGATTAATGAAAAAGCATCATTAAATTATTATTCATCTTCGAATCATCCTTTTGAAGGTTTAAATAATGCTGCTCGAGCAATCTCTTTACTTAACCAAAAAGGAATTCAATTAGGAACAGATTATAGTTCGTTCTCAAACTTTGTACATTTTGGCTCCGCAGCAGAAAGACTTTCACACTTTAAAGAGAAAGTAGAAGACATACACTACCACAGAGACCAAGCTGATATAATACAGAAGAACTACAGCTCTACTCAACAGTTTCAATCTGAGAGTATTGATTTTCATATTGATGCTGCATCCACTATTATTTCTGAGTTTGATGAGTATGATAGATTCTTGTATTTTGAATCTAGTGATCATTCTTGGCCAAAGAACAATCTAGGAGAGCTCTATCCAGCCACCTCTTCAGCAGCTACTACTTGGTACGATGATAAGTTCGAGATAGCAGAAGATTATGATTTAGAGAATCAAAACAGGATTATAAACACTCTTCCTGCTTACATAAGAGAGGAAGAAGTTAATAATCCAGTTATCGCTTTCTGTGATATGTTAGGCCACTACTACGATAATCTACTTCTATATGCAGATGGTATATCTCAAAAGCATAATGCTGACAATAGATTAAATGTAGGTGTAAGTCGTGATCTAGTTGGAGATGTTTTAAGAGGGTTTGGCGTAAAACTCTACGAGAGTCAATTAAAGAATACTGATCTAATTAGATTGTATATAGGTGAGCTATACCCAACTGGCTCAGAGAATGTTGATACAATCATATCTGCTTCAAATAGCATCCCTTCTGTAAAAGATCAAATAGACGAAACTAATAAGAGAATTTACCACAACCTTTCCCATATTCTCCAAACAAAAGGTACAAAGAGAGGCCTAAGAGCTTTGATTAATTCTTTTGGTATCCCTAGCGGTATTTTACCTATTAAAGAGTTTGGTGGGATAAATATAGAAGAAGGACAAAACTTTGGACCTGCTGAGTTTGTATTAAACACACTAGACAAGGTTAGAACAGACAATACAGGAAGCTACATTTCAGGAAGCACCTTATCACCTTCTGCTTTAACATTCAAACCAGATGGTAAATATACTCAAGATATACATATTGTAGAGGTAGGTTGGTCTACTAACCAACAAAAAGATAACTTCATTACAGGTAGTCTATCTTCTACATTTAATATAGATGAATATATAGGAGATCCTAGACAGAGGTTTGATAGCAATTACAGCGATCTAGTAAACACTACTAACAGCATCCTAACAGGTAGTCAAGACAATACTTTATACGATTTCCTAAGACTATTGAAATACTTCGATAATCAGGTCTTTTCAATGGTTAAGGATTTTGTTCCTGCTAGAACCTCTGTAAGAAGAGGAGCAGTAGTTAAGCCTCATATTCTTGAAAGAAGTAAGGTAGGTGTTGGTTTTATGTCTCAATCTCTGCACCAAATATCATCTTCTATAGATGTTGTGGAAGTAACAGGAGGTCCATCCGAAATATGGGATGACCACAGTACAACATATACACAATACAATCCAACACCACAAGGATATGTAACTGAATCTATTGATTATCAAAAAGCTAAGATAGATGGTGAGTTAGGAGGATCTGTAATAGAAGTCTCTGACGGAGAGATGAATCCCGACAACGACCTTAAAAAAGCTAGTGCTACTATCTTTAATTATGACACAACAAAGTATACCGATAAAAACAACTTTGATTTAGCATTAGTTCATCCAGGTAAGATGTTACTTTATTTTTTAGATCCTTTTGCACCACCTCCATTAGATGGAGGCGGAGGTCCTATAGGTGGTGGAGGTACCACTTACTCGCAGAGCTTGAGCGTAGTCTTCTTACAAAATACTGCTATTGATGTTAACCATGTACAAGTAGCTGTGCAAAACGGTAGTACATACGTAGCATCGGCCAACGACCCAGACGACTCAGATGTTATATATACAACAGCAACCTTAACAGATGGAGATACGGTCACAATACACCTATCTGCAGATGGACAAGAATTCCCACCAGCTGACTTTGATGTGGAGATATTACAAGGAAGTACAGTAGTAGCAAGTGATGCAAGTTCTTTCGGAAACGCATTTACTTCTCACACATACACAGTGCCCACTTTATCTGCACAAGGAACTTCAGTTACGTTTAATCTAAAAGTAAGATAAGATGCCTATAACTCCACCAACATTATATCAGGGTATCAAATATATTAGAATACACCAAAAAGACTTAAACAACACTAAGTTAGGTGATTCTATAATGTTTGCAGATGATGTCACTGTAGGACATAGTAATGGAACTTATGTGTATACTGTAAAAAGTATAATACAAGATCCAAACAACCCTCTTGCTTATTATTTAGAAGTAGAAGCAAACAAAAGTACTTCTCCCGCTAACACCACCAATGCTTTGGTTGTTTACCAGCCAGAGCTAGTACAGGACATTACCTATAGCGAATATAATGCCATTCTAAACAATGCATCAAGTGTACAACTTTCTACAACTCACTATCAAGTAGACAGAAGTAGTGTGAATGCCACCCCAGATAACATAGATGCTATTTTAGGCGGTTATGCTGCTAAAGCAGAACTAGGAAATGCTCTATACACCATGTCAGGTCTAGCTAATGCTAGATATAATGGTAGTAGGTTGGGAGCAAACTTCAATAACAATCCAACCCTAGAAACTAAAATTCCATTCTTTGCTACATTTGATTCAATGAGACAAACATCGGATATTGGAGGTGTTTATCAATTTAATGTACCTTATGTGGTGAATGGAAGTGGAGAGACACTACCAACAACAGATACTAAAACACTTTACTACGACATGCCTTCTATCTTTACTCAAGATAAGTTTGCAAGTACTGCAGTAAGGTTTAGTGAACAATCTCCAGTTAACGAACAAAGACAACAAAGAAAGCTTACAGATAGGTTTGAAATTTTCAAAGGAGGTACAGATGTAAGAACATTAGCCGTATCAACCAGTGGATCAGTCAATAGCTTGGGAGACACTTTAACCATCAGATCAGGTTCCTTTTTTAATGATATTTTCTTTGGAGAAGACACTGGTGTTGGTCAGTATACTGTAGATGCCACTTTATCTGGTAGTGAGGATGGAGGATCAAGAACTCGTATATCAAAAAACACAGACTACATTGTAGAGTATAATGAAACATATGATCCTCAAAATTTATTTACAACAAACGTATACCAATTAGGAGCAGGAGAGCAAGCTGAGTGTGATTTGAACTTTAACGCAACAGTCCTTCTCGCTTTTGATAGAGATGGAACTGGTTGGAAGAAGGATATCAAAACAACAGTAAAACTTGAACGATCAACCGATGGAGGATCAAACTGGTCAACAGTAAATCAAGTGGTCATTCCTAGATTCTGGAATAGATACGATATCAATGCTTCTCAAATACCAGAAAATGTAACCCTAGTAGGCTACAGAAAGATTGATGGTATTACAGGAGTTTACTTAGCAGTTAACGTATTATCAGGATTTACTTCCTTCGGAGGTTCTAGTGTAAATCAAATGAGAACAGTTGTAACGTACGAAACCTCGGGTAACGACGACTGTTTTGCTCACAGCAAGTTTGAGTTTTTAGATGGTAATGGTGTACGCTTTATTAGCGGACTCGGAGCTGGTACTTTAGGGATTGGTGGTGGAGCAGTAGCAGGTGCAGCTGGCCAAGCCGTTGCTATCGGAGGACTATCTTCACTATCTGCTACAGGTACAGCACTAGCATTATTATCAGCTCCAGTAGTTATAGGTGCAGCCGTGGGTGCATTAGGTATTGTAGCAGCTTTGAATTACAGAAGTTCTTTAGGTCAAATTAGATACAAAGATACCGGAATAAATCAAAAGTACGTTAGAATCATATTCAACGAAGCTTTGACAAATATCACCCCAGTATTGTATTCTGAATTCAAAGTGTCTCAAGAAATTGAACCAGCTGCAACAATTAATATAGCAGCATCAGCACCGTTTTCAAGATCTCTTGGAGGACCAGATTCAACCGATATTACTCCAAACAATATACACTATGGTTCATCAGGAAACCCGTGGTTATCTTTGAGTCCTGGGTTGCTACAAGCAAGAGGAAAGGTACAGAGTTCTACAGAACATCTCCCACTTGGATTTAAAGACTTTACAGAACCATTAAACTTCCAACCTGGTGATCAAATTAAATTTGAGGGTAACGAAAACAAAGTACACACTATATTAGAAGTTGTACCGAGACAAGCAGGATTACCTGATACAGTTAGAGGACATTACTTTACAATGCTAAAAGTACATCCTCCAGTTCCAGGTAGCACTTGGGTTAAGAACTTCCAAGTAAGAAGGTTTGTACAAGATCCAACAAAGGTACTGCTACTCAACAATGAAGAGGGATTGGCTGTTAACAAACTACAGTTCACTTCTAGCTCACTAAAAGGAACTATAGTACCAGAACCTCTTACAAATGCATTAGAAGAGGATTTTGCAGACATCAAAGGATCTTTAATATCAAAAGGAATAATTTCTTAACTATTTATATACTACAATAGAAAACTCGATAAAATATGGGATTTTTAAATAATAGCACAGTCACAGTTGACGCTATCCTAACTAAAAAGGGTAGAGAGCTACTCGCAAGAGGCGATGGCTCCTTCCGCATTACACAATTTGCACTGGCAGATGACGAAATGGATTATACACTTTACAATCCATCACACCCTTCTGGTTCTGCGTACTACGGAGAAGCTTTAGAGCGTATGCCTTTGTTAGAAGCTTTCTCTGACGATACTCAAGCAATGAAGTATAAGCTGATCACTCTTCCAAGAGGTACTGCAAAACTTCCAGTACTCGGAATTGGTCAAGCTTCTATTACTCTTAAGCAAGGTGAAACAAAACGTATCTCTCCAGAAACTTTAAACTACTTAGGTAATACAGTAGTAAACGAAGCTGGTGGTTACACAGCAATCATTGCAGATGCTAGAGTATTGAGTTTATTTAACGGAGAAGGTGTTGATAGTGAGGAAGCAACTAAACTAAACGCAATCGAAACATTAGGTACAAATGTATCAAGAACAGTAATCGGTAGCGATATTGTACTGAAAGGTACAACTGTAAACACTTTGTTTGGTACTAAGACACAAATTCAAACTACTATCACATTTATTGGTAGAGATAGTGGTGCACGTTTAACAGTTCCAGTAACTATCACAAAATCATAATAGAGTATGTCATTTGTAAGATTAGACCCAAGAGATGTAGTAGTATCAGCGGACACGGTCACCGCTCCAGTTTGGTCTACTAATGAGCCAACTCTAACAGCATTCCATACTTCTTCTGCTCAACAAGCAATCTCATCAGCAGATTATTATGCAGAAGTTTACGCAACCTCATCAGATGCTGCTCCCGTACAGTTTTCTATTGCATATGCAGATGATGCAGGTTCAGGTTCAGCTCCATTTAACTCAGCAGTAGTAGGTACTTCACCTACCTCAGTGGTATTTGGTCAAGCTAAAAACTTGATCTTAGGAGAAGATACTGAAACATTTAAGTTTGGAACAGTAGACTCTGATTATTTCTACGTAGTTACTTTAGATAGAGCTCGTTACAAGGAAAAGTTGATGCCTGCTACCTTTAACGTATCGTTGACAAAAGGATCAGCTACAATTAACCTAACAGACAATAGCAAAGACTTAACTACTACAACCTTTACAGAAGCTGGTAGAGTATATCAAGTAGTATCAGGTAGTGATGGCTCAGCATATAACGGAACAGGTACAACAAGCCAAGGTTCTTATGGTTGGTTCCTCCCAGATGTAGGTATCATTCTATTTAATGCTAAAGCATTGGATCTAGCAGCAGGTAGTGGTGGTATTGCTCTCGGAACGGATAGAACAACTAACACATCAAATGCCAACAATCAAATCCTTCTTTTCAATGCAATGAAAGCTGGAGCAAGTTTCTCTCTAAACTCAGAGGAAACTATTACATCTAATTATGTATTTGCAAGAGCTAGGAGTGATGAATTCAACTACAGTGCAAACCCAAGTATGATTGACGGTTCTACAGGAGACATCAGACACACAGATCTAATCAATTCTCCAAGAACATACGTTACTACTGTAGGTTTGTATAACGACAACAACGATTTGTTGGCAGTAGCTAAGCTATCTAAGCCATTACAAAAAGACTTCACTAAAGAAGCATTAGTACGTATCAAGTTAGACTACTAAACCATGAGCGCAGTATTTAAGAGGTTAGAAAGAAGAGACGCTTTCATCTCTCCGTACACTGCACACAAAACATTTACCTTTGCAAGTTCTAGTTTTGGTGAGGTTGGTATAGAGTGGAAAAGAGGTGTGAGTGGAAGCTTCCCGTATAACGAGGAAGCTCTTACTTATGCTGGTATTAAGCAAATCATGTTTGATACGTATGGCCAAACTTCTACCGAATTCAATTGGACTTCTTCTTTAGGTAATGAAGTTAACATATTGTCTATTCCAAGAAACTTATACGGAACATCTCTTAAGCCTGGATCTGTTACAGTTACAATAAATGGAGAAGATCTTTCAGATGATAATGGATATATTGTTAGTGGTAGTGATACTGTAGGGTATGTTAGTTATAGCAAAGGTTTGTTGGCATTTACTGGAGGAGGTTACGAAGAGTTGGGAGCATTTGAATCCGCTTCTACTTCTCAATTAAACTTCTCACATACAGAAAATGCGTATGCTGCATATACTCAATCAATAAACATTAACCCTACTACCGATCCAAATCCCTTCCAGCCAGGGTTACCTTTTCCGCAAAACACCATTGAGTATTTAAGCTCATCTTTTGATTTTAGTACATTATATATTTATGGTGCTGCTGATATAGGTAGTATTGGCTCAGCTTGGTATTTAGCTCCAAAACTAACCCTCACAGTAGGGGGAGTTACTTCAAGCTTCTTTGCAAGAGTAGTAGATGACCAAACTCAAGGAAGTTTAACTTTGACATTCCCAAGCGATATTTACCATCCTTCACTGGGAGCTGTGGATTTATCTGATAGCTCGGACTATAGCCAATTGAGTGCTATTGATATTGAGTATAAGCTAGATCCTCCAAGTACTTTAAATGTAACTCACGCCTTCCTACCAACAGGAAGTTGGACTAGTAGTTTATATATTTATCCAAATTCTAGCTCTTTATTCGAACCAGTTGACGCATACAGAGCTAACATAGCACCTACTGAGGTCAGATCTTTACGAAGATACATATCAACATTAGACGACGTTCCAGTAGCTAGAGTAGATTTCACTTCCTCAAGTATACAGTATAATTATTCTGGAGGAGATTATACAGCAAGTTTACAAGCCTCAGAACCTATCCTAACTCACACGTATCATTGTCAAGTTGATCCTAATGAGTTTAGTTTAAGTTACAACCCAAGCATACAAGATAATACAAAACCATCAGGCTCTTTATTGTCTTTTGCAACAGGTAGTGACTTTAGACCATATGCTACTACTATTGGCTTGTATAACTCTGCAAACGAATTAATAGCAGTTGGAAAGCTTTCTGAAGCTACTCCAATGTTAGCAGATACACACTACACATTTGTAGTACAAATAGATTTATAAGTTATGTGGACATATGAAGGGAAACCTATCGAGAGCATGGAAGATATGCCCGAAGGTACTTTTGGTTTTATTTATGAAGTTACTCACATTCCTACTGGAAAGAAGTATCTTGGTAAGAAGCAGTTGATGATGAATCGCACACTTCCACCACTGAAAGGCCAGAAGAGAAAGAGAAAGGTTGTAAAGGAAGGAGATTGGAAGACTTACTATGGTTCTCAAAAAGAAATAAAATTTCTATTAAAAGAAGGATCAGCGTTGGATTTCTCAAGAATTATCTTGAACTTTGTCCCAAGTAAGAAACTTCTAACCTACTATGAAACTAAATATTTATTTGAAAGAGGAGTATTAGAGAAACCAGATGAATATCTAAATGATAATATCCTCGGAAAATTTTATAGAAAAGATTTTATATAATGGCAAAAGGACAATCTGTTACAATGTATGCGGACAAGGCAAAGGTGTCTCGTCCAGGTGTTCACGCAAAAACTAAGACCTCTAATAATAAGAATTCTTCTAAATACAAGAAGAAATACAGAGGTCAGGGTAGATAAATTATTACTAATATGAAACTAACAAACATTATCTCCGAAATGTACGACCCAAAGATGGAGGAGGTCAAAAAACAATTTAGTGATGTACTTGGCAAAAAGTTAGGCCAGGGGGATAATGGTGAAGCCTATCTTCATGCTAAAGATAACTCTAAAGTATTGAAGTTTACCAGAGATAAAGATGAAGCTAATATTGCTGAGACTGTAATGGGTCTTGGTGATAAGTTGAAAGGCTTTAACAGAATCCATGAGGTAAGGGACTTTGGTGATATATCTGTGATAACATCGGACTACTGTAGAATGGCTAATATTGAAAACGAAGAGTATTTAGCTTTCCAAAAAGCAGTAGAGAAAGAGTGTAAGGATATGGGTATTCCTTTCGATGAACTCGACATTTCAAAAGATAACATTAGAAGACATCCAGATACAGACAAGCTCGTATTAGTTGACTTTTAAGTTGCATATTAAATAAAAAGGTTGTATATTGTATACTATATGAGTATACTATTAGGACATCTAGAAGCACTACTTGGCGAAAGTTCTCCCCGTGCAAGAGAGAACTATGCATTCCATTGTCCATTCTGTAATCACCGCAAACCGAAGCTTGAGGTTAAGTTAACCACAAACGAAAAGGGTGAAAACCCTTGGGAATGTTGGGTTTGCCATACTAGAGGTCGTACTATTCGTTCCCTTTTAAAGCAACTAAACACTGGTATTGAAAAGGCAAGAGAGGTTCTCTCGTGCGTTCAAAAGGGTGATGTAGGAGCTTGGGACACACACGAAGCTGTAAAGCTACCTGATGAGTTTATTCAATTAGCAGCAGCATCCAAAACATCTATATATGCAAATAGAGTACGAAAGTTTCTATATGCAAGAGGTATAACGGATGTTGATATTTACAAATACAACATTGGATACTGCGATGCAGGTCCATACGAAAATAGAATCATAATCCCTTCCTATAACGAAGATGGTCAATTAAACTATTTTGTAGGGAGAAGTTTGGATAACAAAGCGTATTCCAAATACAAGAATCCAAGTGCAAGTAAAAATATTATTCCATTTGAGAATTTTATTAACTTTAACCAACCAATTATATTGGTGGAAGGTATGTTCGATGCTATTGCAGCAAAAAGAAATGCTATCCCAATCTTAGGAACAAACATTCCAGAAGCATTGATGTTAAAGTTGGTATTAAACTCTGTGGAGGATGTTTATATTGCATTAGACAATGATGCCCTTAACCACGCTCTCGAGTACGCTCAAGAGATGTTTGATATGGGTAAAAAGGTCTTTCTTGTAGACATGGGAGAAAAAGACCCAAGTGAGATGGGATTTGAAGCATTTACAAAACATGTACAAAATGCTACACAAATATCATCAGAAGATCTTTTTAGATACAAATTAGAATCAATGTTATGATTTACAAAGGAGCAAATGTTCTAAATGAGCATAAGAGAAAGAATCTTATGTTTGACGGTGAGCTCGAACAAATCACGTTTTTAGATAGACGTGTTTACAAGGTAGCTGAGGATATGTATTATCCATCAGTTACAACGGTATTGCAATATATGCCTAAGAATAAATTCTTTGACAACTGGTTAAAGGATGTTGGTCACAATGCTGACCTTATTATGAGAAAAGCAGCTCAAGAGGGTACTGCTGTTCACGAAGCTGTAGAGGATCTAATCGCAGGTAAAGAGATTACTTGGATGGATGATTATGGTAATGCAAAGTACAACCTCCAGGTATGGCAGATGATTCTAAAAGCAGCAGAGTTCTTTAAGAAACACAAACCAACTGTGATTGCAGCTGAAGAGTTTACATTCTCTCACAAAGGAAAGTATGCAGGTACTGCCGATTTGATTGTAGAGATGGATGGAGAGATTTGGCTCTTGGACGTTAAGACCTCTAACAATCTACACCGTTCATATAATCTCCAGTTAGCAGCTTATGCTAAAGCTTGGGAAGAGATGTTTGGTCAAAAGATTGATCGTACAGGTATCCTATGGTTAAAGTCTTCTAAAAGAAGTGAGTCTAAGAAAGAAGGTGTATATCAAGGTAAAGGATGGGAGATTAAAATTGTAGACGAGATCGAAGAGAACTACGAATTATTCCAAACTATTTATAAGTTGTATGAGTTGGAGAACCCAACCACAAAGCCTATATACAATAGCTACCCAACTAAAGTGAGTCTATAAATGAAACTAACTGACCTTATATTCGAAGCAGATGGAAAACCAAAAGCAGTCGTAATGGCTGGTGGAGGTGGAGCTGGTAAATCAACTTTCCTTAAACAAGTTAAAACAGATATCCCAGTTCTTAATCCCGATAAGTATGTAGAAGGTCAGGACATGCATTTAGCTGTAGCATCTAAGATGGTAGAGAAAGAGGTTGAAGAAATGGTAGCTCAAAGGAAGTCTTTCATTTGGGATACAACAGCCTCCAACCCAGCTAAAGTACAAGGTTTATTAGAAGCAGGATATGATGTTATGATGGTGATGGTTTATACTCATCCAATTATTTCGTTTATCTCAAACTTCCAAAGAGAGAGAAAGATTCCTAAGATTGGAGTACTGTCTACATGGGCAGGATCATATAGTTTGATTGAGCAATATAGAAAGATGTTAGGTTCCAACTTCCATTTAGTATCTAACACTAGAGGTGGTCAATACGATAAAGAGATCAAAGGATTCAACGCAGCAGCACAAAAGGGTGGTGAAGCTTTAAAAGATTATCTCGAATCTTTAGGAATGGAAACAAAATCAACTTTCTCTAAAGAGGTTGATATGGATAAGGAAGATGCTGAAGCATTTGGAGCTTTGATCAACCTCTATACGACAAGCAAGGTGTAGGTAGGTTAGAAAAGAGATATGAGGCATATCTAAAACAAAAAGCAAATGCTGATCTAAAGTACATAAACACACTAGATCAGATTGCAGACCTTCTATCTTCTCCAGCTATTAAGAACATGGAAGATGAGAGTGCATCGGAAGTTGCTAATCAAGTTCAACAATTTTTATCATGAATATAGCACTATATCCAGGAGCATTTAAACCACCTACCAAAGGTCACTTAGGAGTAGTAAAACAAGTACTCTCAGGAAAGTATACTACTGCAAAGGTAGATAGAGAAACCGGTAAGTATGAAAAGTCTACAGATAACCCTAAGATGGATCAAGTCTGGATTATTGTAGGCAACATGGTAAAGGGTGGAGCTAAACAAAAAGGATCTGATCCTGAAGTAGCAGTAGGTCAAGATGAAGCTATTGCTGTGTGGCAAGAATACTTAAAAGCAGCTGGTATAGAGAGCCAAGTAAAGCTGTATAGAGCAGGTGAAGTTAGAGAGGATATTGTTAACGAAGATGTAGGGTACCTCATGGAAGGCCCTAATCCAGTCAGAGATACTTATGGTATCTTAAAAGACAAGTATGTAAGAGGTGAGCACGAAGGTGTTGACTTTTTCCCTATTGTAGGATTTAGACCTGACAATGCTGAAGCAATCAAAGACCTTCAGAGAATGGATGCAGCTTCAAAGAAGTATGGAGAGCATGGTTTACAAATCCTTGTAGTATTAGACGAACCAACTCCAGGTGAAGAGTCTGTATCAGCTACAAAGCTTAGAGCAGCATTAGCAGCAAAAGATAAGTCTAAGATTGAGAAGTATGCAGCAGCATCAGCCGATGCATTATTGAAACACTTTACAAAACAAGATGACCTTGACCAAGCTATTGCAGAAGCAATGATAAAAGCTGTACACGACATGCTCAACGCAGATACTCCTCCTACCAAAGCACTGGAAGAGGCTGCAGTAAAGTATAAAGAAGAAGTTAAAGAGAGTAGACCAGATATGCCTTCACCAGAAATTGAAGACATAGGAGTTGAAACCTCTAAATTTACAAGTAAGATTGAGTATCTAAAGCAATATTTTCAGAATCTAACAAACTACCCAGTAGATGTGGATAAGTACGGAAATATCGTCATACAAGTTAAGCAGAGGATGCCAATGAATGAGGTAATGGACCTAAACGAGATAACGTCTCAAGAGCTAGATTTCACACCTTTCATCGCATCTATATTAGAGTTTATGATCGATAAGGGTATGACAATTACTCCTTTACCTGAGATTAAGGTTGAGTTTGATCCAAACGAAGCAACAGATGTGTTTGGAAAGACTGCTTATTATGATCCAACCAATAAGCATGTAGTTTTGTTTGCATTAGGAAGACATCCTAAGGATGTATTGAGAAGTTTCTGTCATGAAATGATCCACCACATGCAAAATATGGAAGGAAGACTTCCAGCATTTAACACAAGCAATACACAAGAAGATTCTGTATTGAATGAGATTGAAAAAGAAGCTCATGCATTAGGTAGTATGACATTCCGTGAATGGGAAGATACTACTAAGAATAAGTTTGATGTAGTAAAAGAAGAAAAAACAATATTAGAACAAGAAGACTCCTTAACAGCAGAAGTACTAAACCCAGATGGAGAACAGTTTGAGTACGAAGGTTCAAAAGGATTATATACATATAAAGATAGTAAAGGTAACTTATACTTTGCTAAACTAACATACAACCCAACATCTCAACCTTTCTTTGAGTTTAAGGTAGGATGGTTTGAAAGTAATGACCAGTCAAAACCTAAGTACGAACCTGCACTACCTGACAATGTTACAAGTAGAGATAACTTAAAAAGACGCAATACTGTAGCCGCTATTTTCGTTAAGGAAGTTTTACCTCTCTTTAAAGAGTTAGATATATCTTCTATATTGAAGATTGATCCAATCTCAAAAAAGAGATATTCATTTAGCGAAAGAATGGTTGACAGGTTAGTACCGGATGAGTTTACTGTAAAAAAAGATGGAGATGTTATTACTATCTTAAAACAACAGAGCTTAAACGAGAAGAGAGGTAAGTTAAATCCTTTTGCAAAGAAGCTTACAAGCATAGCTTTTGAGCTCATCAAAGATGCTTACGAGAATGGGTCTAAGGTACTAGATAAACTCCTATATGTAGGACCAGATGAGGAGATGGACATTGAATCAGATATAGAGTTCGACTTTAGAATCTATATGGAAAGAGGAGATTACAACTACACTGGTGGTGCTGATAATGGAGCAGAACCAGATGAAGAAGGAGACTACCCAGATCCATATCTAATGATTAGTGCAACACTACCAGATGATTTTACAAATTGGTCTGAGTTGTATATGGACTTAATCGACGTAATACGCCATGAATTAGAGCACCTAAAACAAGGAGGTCCAAATGTTCGTAAAGGTGGTTACATGGAAGATGATAGTGCAATAAGAGCTCTGATTAAAGCTGGATTGCTTCCTGAAAAAGAGTATTACAAATTAGAAAAAGAGGTTGATGCTATGATCCAAGGATTATGGATGCATGCTAAGAAAGCAAAGAAGCCTTTAAAACAAGTTATAGACAGATACTTGGATGCACAAAACGTAACAGGTGAAGATAGAGAAGAAGTTCTTGCAGCTTGGAGAAGACGTTTACCTGCATTAGGAGTATCAAAAGATCAAAGATTTTAATGAAGACATTAGCAGAACTTTTAGAAGACGAAAACAAACAAGAGACTTATACTCTTTATTGTGACATGGACGGTGTACTGTGTGATTTTGATTCACGCTTCCTAGAGGTGTTGAGAGAGACTGGAAAAAAGTATTACTCAATCAAAGGAATAACATCAGCTCAAGATTTTGAAGATAAGTACGGTAAAGAAGAATTCTGGAAGTTTATTGACAAGACAGTGGGTGTAAGGTATTGGGTAGGTATGGACTGGGCTCCATCAGGAGCAAAGCTTTGGAACTTTATCAAGAAGTACGACCCAATTCTATTAACCTCTCCCTCTAGAGATAACAATTCTAGATTAGGTAAAAGACTCTGGGTGAAGAATCACATCCCAGGTACACCAGTAGTATTTAAGTACTCAAAGGTAAAGCAGGATATGGCAACTCCAACTTCTATTTTGATTGATGATAGAAAAGATACAATCGATCGTTGGATTGCTGCAGGAGGTATTGGAATATACCACCCGACAAATACACACAATATTGATAAGGTTATACAACAAATTATAGAGGTTTATGAAGGAAAGTCTACTGAAGAAGGAGTTTAAGTATAGAGATGTACAGAGAGCTAGAAACCTTATAAAGAAAGACTACCACGCTAAAACAGTAGAAGGCGTAGGTTATCAAAAAGCTTTTGAAGAAAAGAAAGAGGGAGACATCTGGGAAGAGGATGGAAAGACTTGGACAATCAAAAGTGGAATTAAACAAACAGTATCCAAACTGGACACAGTGCGTAGATCGGTAACAAAACCCTTACACTGTGGTAATTGTGGAGGTATAATGAACAACCACCTACACACAAAGATGTGGAAGATTCACGGCATGTGCTATGATTGTGTAATCAACATGGAAAACGACCTTCGTGTTATGGGTAAGTTTGATGAGTATGAGAGAGCAATGTTAACTGGAAACCTTCAAGCATGGGTTAAGGATATGCAAGCTACTATTGAAGAGGATATTAGCAGCTCATCGTCATATGTAACAGAACAAGGTGATGTTGAAGACTGGAACAGCAATACAGAAGCACACAAAGACAAGCTACGTGAAGCTATGCAAAATTATTTAGAGCAAGTTTCGCAAGCTGTGAATAAATTAAATAGTTAAACAATAACTAGCGTCTATTTATTATATAGCTAGTAAAAATAAAGATTATGGCAGAAGAAATCAACAAAGAAGAGCTTTTTGAAGGAGTAGAATTAACAGCAGATTCAAACGATCTACCAGTTATCGAAACTGAAGTAGCAGAAGAAGCTCCAGTAGCAGAAGAAAAGCCAAAGAAAAAGGCAGCTAAGAAAGCACCAGCCAAGAAGGCACCAGCTAAAAAAGCTCCTGGCATGTACTTTGAAGGTAAACTCATCGAAGCAGTACCAGCTCGTTTAGGACGTAAGTGGACTGTTATCATTGATGGAGTTAGACAAAAAGTACTAAAAGAAGAGATTGAGATCGTAGAATAAAAAACACATAACACAGGCAAGTAAAATGACAAAGAAGGAGGTTGTAGAGTTCTTCACAGGTAAGAAGGCTACAGAAGTAGAGTGCAGAGAATGCGGACACGATTGGACACCTACTAAAGATGATACACATCCCTCCCTATGTCATGTTTGTGGATATGATACTGATTCAGAGGAATACGATATAGACTCTT